AATGATGAGAGTCCTACTGGCATTGCTTCTTCTATCTTCGTCACTAGCAGGTTGTGCTGAGATGATACCAGACCCACCAGTAGAGAATGATAAACCCGTTTGGGTTACAGAGTATCATAACTTCACATACGAGAACAACACTACACTACCAACGATATCCTTTGGTGACAACACAACATTGTTTGAGGTATTCTCAGCAAGCGTGATTATGTACAATGAAACCGTCAACCAAACAGTTGAGGTAAAGCCATTCTTCCTACTTGACGATACGAGGTTCAGACAACAACATGCTCCGGGAATGGGAGAAGTATCGTTGGTATTGATAGACTTGGAAGGATATCAGTACAATTGTACTGTTGTGTATAGGTTGTGGGAATTGTGAAGCGAGCGATTTCTATCAACTTCCCTGCTCCTATTGGAGCGCAGATAACATGCCCCATTTGTGAAGGAAACAAGTGTAAGGTATGTGACATGACGGGTAAGATAGAAGTCAATGTCGGTGCAAAGGTTCCCATTCAGCAACAATTGATTGTGAAGTACGTTGCTGAGAATCTAGAAGAAGTATCATCTGAGTTGTCGAAGCACTTCGGTCTTGTTCCTATGGTACAGACAGAAGACATGTTCAACGTAGGTGAGAAGACGTATGAGTTGGTGAAGATAAGTAGTGTCGGGGGAGTGATTTGGGTTGCTCACAGAGTTGATGAGTTGGAGTCCCCAAGATACTTCACTTCCGTAGTTGACCTTTCAAAATTCAAAGGAGGAATGAGCAATGAGCAATGACAAGATGAGGATAGTGGCTAGGTTTCCTAGAAGCGCAACAACTGAGTTAGTGGTACAAGAAGGAGAGTATTGGAACATCGAGGTAATTGACGTTCGATGGTTCAATGAAGGAAAGCCCACAAGGAAGGGCATAAGAATAAACAAGGACGAGTTAGGGAATCTCTTGAAAATTCTCAATAAAATTGGTGATGAAAATGTGGATAAGAATGGCGAGGATGCTTGAAGTAATAGAGAATGTAAACAGTACAAATGCAAAGGTCGAAGCAATAGAGAGAAATTTCAGTTCTTTCAACACCGGATGGGCCGGGATGATGACTGTACTCTTGGGCGATTATGGGCCTAGTAATATAGGAGAGAAGAGAGCAATCTCTTGGTTGGCTTCTATACTAGGAGTGCATGAAGAAGAAATAAAGTCGTATGCAGAGTCATATGGTGACTTGGGTGAAGGTGTGTACATGTTCGGTGGTATTTCAGAAACACCTTCTGACATTACCATAACAACCGTTTTGAGATTGTTCAATATGGATTGTTCTTCTATAAATGGTCAAGCGTATTCCATGTACGAAGAAATTCTCAGACAGATGGATTCTTTGGAGTTGAAGTGGTTTGTTAGATATTGGTTGAAGACACCTAGGAATGGCGTTAGTACATCAACAGTAACGAAAGCCATGGCACAACGACATGGTTCTAGGTTCGTTTCAAGGTTGAGAGACTTTGATATGATTACGTTATTGTCATATGCAGAAGCAAATCCAGATGATTGGGAAACGCATCTACCAGAAGTAAGTCACATTGGTAGGTACATCAAGCCGATGCTTGCTAAGAAGTTAGAAGACAACCAACCACTACCAGAAGAATACGTGATTGATATCAAGTATGATGGTAACAGGTATCAGATACATCATTCTCCAGATACTACTATGATATTCAACAGAGCAGGTAAGTTAGTTACTGAACAGTATCCAGATGTAGTTAGTATATTGGAAGACTGTACAGATACCTTCATTGTTGACGGGGAGATTTATCCAGTCAACCATGATGGTTCTCCCGCAGAACATAAGAAACTAGGAACGAGAGTGCATTCTAAAGACAAGGCTCAAGCCGTAGCAGATTGCCCAGTAAAACTGGTCGTCTTTGACATAATGTATGATGGGTTTGAGTCTCTTCTTGATAAGCCATATAGAACAAGACTAGAGCAACTAGAGAAGTTTGTTGTCCTAAGACCACACATCGCAAGGGTTCTATCTCAAGACCGTGTTGCTTCCTACAACTACGCAATCAATGAAGGATACGAAGGTATCATGATTAAAGATTTGAATGCGCCTTACGAATCTAAGAGAAGTAAGGCTTTGTTGAAGCACAAGCCACCGAGGATAGATTTCGATGTCGTGATATTATCAACCAAGTACGGCGGTGGAAAGAGAAGCGATGTCTTTGGTACGTTTGAAGTGGGAGTGGTTAGCGATGATGGCTACACATCCGTAGGTTCTGTTGGTTCTGGTCTTAGTGATGAAGACCTTTTGTCATTGACTACACAACTCAAGAGGATAGTCGAAAGATATGACAACAAGACAGACACGTTTCACGTACTACCAAGGATTGTACTACAGGTGACTGCTGATTTAGTATCAAGAGATGCCAATGGAAACTATGGTCTGAGATTCCCCAGAGTACAGAGAATCCGACATGACAAGTATCCTGCTGATTGCAACACCTTAGATGACGTAAGAGGCGAGGCGTGATGTTCAGTAGGGACTATCTTGCGGGAATGCTTTACGCAAAGGCACAACCTGTAATCAGAGTATCCAAGAATGCAGACTCTGCCTTGGGATATAGAGTAACCATGATGGTGAATTTCAAATTAAGAGGTGAGATAGATGAGCATCACTCTGCTCTATTGAAGGCTATGCAACGAACATTGCTTCAATATAAAATCGAGTCAACTATCAATAAGAAAGGACTTACTATTGCCAGAATTGATTCGATTGACAGTTTGATGGCTTTGATGTTAATCGCACCCAACTGTGGAAATAATCTGCCTCTAGAGTATAGATTAGGGGGGAGATGGGAAAAGTTCGCAAGAGTGTGGGCTTTCTACTCTGTAGGAGAACACCTTACCCAAGATGGGTTAAATCAGATTATTGAAATACTAGGAGTCTAAGACGATTCCTGTGAAGAGGACTGAGATTAAGGGCATCAATCTATGCCCCAGATGCGAACTCCGACCAACGGGGTTCCAGAAAAGACACTGTTCTCCGTGTCAATTGAGAATATCAATGTCACCTACATTCCCACCTATCTCCGATGATGAGATAATCGACCATTATGTGTTTGAGATGTTGAAGAGGGGATGTAGGGAATGTGGGGAGAACAGAGAAGGACACTTCTACTTTGAAGCGGGTGTCCAAGATGAAGATGAAAATGGAATAAAGAATGGATTGAAGTGGTACATGGCACAGGTAGAATGCCATTCATGTAATTGCCACTACGATGAACTCTTTGAAGTAAGAGGCGAATTGAATGAGTTTAATAAAAACGATAAAGAAACATAATGATAGCAAACCAATAATAATTGTAGGAAAACCCGGAAGCAAGAAGATAGACAAAGCGATGTCTTTCGTATCAGATACTCCGATTATCACATACGCTAATGAGTATGACATCGAGGATATCTGGAGCATCCCATTAGAGAGGGGTATCATAATCCAAGAGGTGAATTTCAAACCCAAGAAGGATTTGATAATGAGAACCCTATCTGGATACAATGGTCAAGTGGTGTTGACTTCTGATAATCAGAAGGATGTACCGAAGCCAATCTTCGACATGTGTATGTTGAAGCGGTCTAGGGTACTACGTGATGAGTTGAAGGAGAAAGCACCACATGCCGAGGAACCAGTCAATTACGAGATTGATATCTATTCCTTGGTAATGGACTATCTAAAGAACGCAGATAGAGATGATGTTGCTACCAAGTTGAAACTGAATGCCCCACCGGATGTTCAGTTTGTTTCTTGGTTATCTCCTAATGTGCATCCTAACAAGTTATCATTTGCAGATTGCATAGTGAAGCGTAGGTGGTCTAACGATTACTTCTACGAGTTACTTGCGTATGCACATGATGGTAGGATGTACAGGAAGATACAAATGCCGAAGAGAATGAAGAGAAACAACTTGGAGAAGATTTGCTACAAGTTAGGACTCAAGGGTACAGAGAGATACCTTCTCGCTGACCTGATGAAAGATGAAGGTTTCAAAGCCTACATGAAGAACGAATTAGATGGCACTGAGACTAGAATGTTGAAGTTAGGTGCTAAGACAAGAAAGAAGAAGTTAGATGTAACTTACGCTAACAATGACCTAAGAAGGTGGATATAAAAATGGAAGAAGAAATAGATGAAAGAATAGAAATGATATGGCTACAAACATCTGGAACGGGAACGCAAGCGTTTCCTATGAGATGGGTGAACACCAGTAAGCCAATGAGTGCGAAGGAGTATTTCCACAGGATAACGTGGAACAATCAAGGGAATGTGAAACAATGAGTGAAATAGAAGACAATGTGATAATAAAGATAGCAAGAAGAAGCGTAGCAGGGGAGAGAAAATACGGCACTACTATGGAACGTAAAGACCTAACACGCAAGGAATGGCTAATCCATGCTCAAGAAGAAGCGATGGACTTAGCAGTTTACCTAGAGAGATTGATACAGGAGGAAGAGTGAATGAATATATTTTGTACAGATAAGTCGCCAGTTGTTTCAGCAAACAACGTAATCGACAAGCACGTAGTTAAGATGCCTTTGGAAAGTTTGCAAATGATGTCAACTATCGCAGACTACCTAGGATTCGATAGTCCTTACAGACCAGTAATGTTGAACCATCCTTGTACCATCTGGGCTAGGAAAAGCAGAGATAACTTCCTATGGCTATGGGAACACGCAGGTTCTCTTTGTGAAGAGTATACCTCTAGGTATGGCAAGACTCACAAGTGCGAACTAACAATGAATGACTACAACCACATTTGGATTGATGTAGTCGAAGCACTACCAGACATAGGATTGACTCCCTTTGCCATTGCTATTTCAGAGAACATGAAATGCAGACAGGTCAAGGGATTCGATGATATGTCTGAGATAGATAAGTACAGGCAATACTACATCCAAGACAAAGCAAGGATTGCTACTTGGAAGAAGAACAAACCTTGGTGGTATACATCATGGTACGGGGTGAATGCATAATGTTGTGGACAGAGAAATACAGACCAGATAGATTGAGCAAGATAGTTGGACAACCGGGATTCGTTATGGATGCTGAGAGATGGGTGAAGAATCCAGATGACATGATGAACGTCTTGTTGTATGGTGTAGCAGGTGTAGGTAAGACTGCGGCGGCTACTGCTTTGTCCAATGAGATACTAGGCGAATTCAAGTCTGGTAACTTCTTTGAGATTAATGCATCAGACGACAGAAGGTTGGATACGGTTAGAAACAAAATCAAGGAGATTGCTTCTACCCAAGTCATCGGTGATGCACCATTCAAGATTATCCTATTGGATGAGATGGATGGTATGACCAAGGATTCGCAGAACGCTCTCAAAAGAATCATGGAGAGGTATGCTGATAATTGCAGATTCATCATGACTGCCAATGAGAAGTTCAGGATTATCTATCCACTACAATCTAGATGTGCAAACTATGGCTTCGGCAGGATTAGTGATGACCACATCATGGATGTCCTATGTGACATCCTAGACCAAGAAGGACACAAGAATCGGTACACCATAGAGGACTTGACAACTTTTATTAGTCACTTGCATGGTGATTTGAGAAGGGGGATAGGCGAGTTACAGGCATCTGTGAATAGCGATTCGACACTCTCAAGCCAGATAGACAAGTCCCTTCAACCATATACAACACTAGTATCTAATCTAAATTCTAATGACTATGACAATTCTATATCGGGTGTGCATAAATTGATTCAAGACTCTGCGACAATGAAGGAGATTTGCATTAATCTCCATGATGTTGTTATTAAGTCTGATATGGATTCCGATAGAAAATTCAAAATGTTGAGGGTCATCGGAGAGGCAGAATGGAGAAGCAGTAATATGACTCCAAAGGTTCTGGCTTCTTGGATGATAGGACAGTTGATTTGATGGATGGTTTGACGGTTCTATTGATATTTGTTGTATGGAGATTTATTTACAAACTAATGGATAGCGGGCCGAGAGGAAGATGGTAATATGAATGGTGATAATAATGGTGAAGAAAATATTAGATTTGAATGAAGACGGCGAAGTTAACTTTGACGACTTCAAACATCTCATGCTAAGGTATGAGATAATACTAGTTGGGGGATTACTCCTAACTATACTTCCCTTGCTAAAACTAGCAGGGGTATTGACATTAGATTCCGATTGGTTTTGGATATTGGCCGGAGTGGTCATAAGTGCCGAAGCCGTATTGGAAATTCTAAAAACAAAAAAAGAAAACAATAGGTGAAAAAAAATGGAAATAAGTAAGAAAATGGAAACAGAAATAGGAAATGCCGCGAAGCATCTAGGAATGGATGTTGAAGAAGCATTGGAGAAGTTTACGTCAATCTGTGAAAAGAACAACGTAGACCCCTCCGAGAATGAGCAGTTGGCTCTGTCGTTATGGCGACAGTATTTCGTCAACTTGAGGTCAATGCAAGCAAAACCTGCACCTGCCGGAAGCAGTAACTCCGGTGGAAGCAATGCGTTTTACAAGCAAGCATCTGGCTTCTTTGCAACTGCTGATGACCCGTTTGATATGATGGCGATTCAGAGGGAGAAAGCAGTTGCTGAGTACGAGAGAGATGGTAGTAATGCCTACAACATGGGTATTGTTGCTATCGCTACTGCTACGTCTGACGGAACGTATGATGTGAAGCAGACATACCGAGGTAAGGAAGTAGAGAAGAACCTACCACACCTACCTGAGAACCACGTTGAGGTAAGTGAGGGAACCTTTGTGATTCCCCTAGACACGCTTGACCAAGACTGGAACAAGGCTCGGTATGGAAAACCTCTACCAAAGGAGGAATGGAGAATGCAAGGTGTATTCTTCGGAATGGTAGATGGTAAGATGGGTAAGTGGTTCTTCCACTACCGAGGCCCATCTGCTGAAGAGTTCACACCAGATACCTTCAGGCTTCTACACTTCTCCTGTGTCTTGAATAGCAACGACCCAAGCAAGATACATGGGGCTAAGGCAACGACCCTAGGTTCTCTGTTGTATGATGATGACCTAGATACCGACCATGAGTTGAAGATGGACTTTGATGACGAGGATGTGAGTGAATTCCAAGATGCACTCATGGAGCATTCGTCTGCTAACTACAGTCCTCTCATCGACCTTGAGGCGTATCACGCTACTGTTGAAGAGAAGGCTTACACAGATAGGTTCGTCTTCACGGATGGTACTGTGAATAGCATCAACATGAATGTATCAGAGAAGACTGGAAACAGGATAATCAACCTAGATGACATCACTACCTTCGGAGCAGGTGACTTCGACTATGGTGGGGAGCAACAGTCTCTAGGTGTGACATGTTGGATTCCAGAGAAGATACCAATCAACTTCGGTATCGGTTCTGAGGTCGTAGTAGTAGGAAGGACAACCCAAGGTACAGACCAAGAGACTGGTGAGTTAAGACCAGTATCAATCAATGTACTAGGGCTACTACCTACCAGTATCACAGGCTCGGTTCCAGATGCAATCACTAGCGATGGTGATGATGATGACTGGATTCTACCCGATGCTGATGACCTAGGCTTTAGCGAGGGAGACAAGTGAGTAAGGGATATTATCCCTCATTCACAATCTCATCAATGGGAAGCGGTGACCACGTAATTCATGGGGGCAGTTATTCTGTCCCTGTGAACAACGTTGACTTCACTACTTGGAAGAAGAACCACGAAACTGGTGAGTTCTGGGTTAAACTCCATACCATGTCTGGTAAGGAGATAAGGCTCAGAGTGTCCTATGAAGGACTAAATCAAATCCTAAAGATAACAGGAAATGATAAGGTACAATATGAAAATGGTGATAATGATGGCATGGAATACAACGAACAAGAAAGAAGATAGGATATCTTATGAAGAACGAAGAGAAGCAATAAGGCAACAGAGACTTGCCAGACAAAGGAGAGACAATGAGTTTCTTCTCTGTGCAGTCCTTGGGCATCCCAAGACTACCAAGACAGGTATCGTTCTAGATTGCAGAAGCGAACAGGAGAAGAAAGATGGGTACACGGTTCGTGTACTTGACTTCGATGACGGTGCTTTGGCTACATGGGATTCTGCTCATGATAGAGATGAAGGAATAGACATCTACGTTCCTAATGTTCTGAGAGCAGATGGAACGTATGATTGGAATGAAACCTTTGAGAATGCTCTAGCATGGCTAGATGAAACCAAGGAAGAGATTGAGAAAGGCAAGGTAAAGGCAGTTGCAATAGATGGTATGGACAAGGTGTACGATGGTTCTGGAGATATAATGCGAGAGGCATTGGTAAACATGAACCAAGACAGACAGGACATCATTAGAGATACAATCAATCTGACTGTGAAGCCTTTCCAATGGAAGGTAAGGAATGATATCTACAAGAGAATACAGGACACGTTCATGAACCTAGATACACATAGGTTCATCATCACACACCTGAAGCCTATCTATGGTAGTGCTAACCTAAGCGAAGGCCCAACACATTGGGAAGCAGATTGGCACAAGAACACACCACAGAGAATGCTACAGACTGTATGGTGCGAGAAGGTAACTCTTGGAAACGATGTGTCCTACAAGGCTATCTTGAGAGATTGCAAGACCAATCCTTCAGCAGTTGGTAAGACTTGGGAAACCTTCAAGGTAAACTCTGGGGAGAAGGAAAACGAATGGTTCGGGTTCCCCCCGTTTGTGGAAGGTAGGTTCTGATGTCAGTCAAGAGATATCATTACGAAACGGATGAGGAATACTACAAGGCCAAGGACAAGGAAGCCAATGACTTAGTTATGTGGATGCACAACTTCCACATCAAAAGAGAGGGTTTCTGGAAGACTGCATGTTGGATTTCTATATTGGTGAATGTCATATTGCTCTACGAGGTGCTTTAGATGAAGTATGGAAGGGCAGACCCAACAGGTGCTAAGGTAATCATAGGTCTTTCAAAAAGTAAGTTGGCTGAATTTAGACATCGAGAAGTGTTCACTTGTGCATTGTGCGATGAACCTGCTACCTTCTACGTTGAAGATACGCCTGTAGGCATCAGAGGTTTCTGCACAGAGAAGCACTATGCTGAGTATATGGGTCTGCCCTTCGTAACAGAAGGGTGGTATGGAATGAAGAAGAATAACCCCATAGGAGACTTGAAAGAATGATGAGAGAATTCACATATGATTGGAAGGTAGATGAGTATCCAGATGGGCCTATATTGAAGATAACAAAATCTTCGCAAGGCTCATACAACTGGTGTCCACAGAAATATCACTTCAACTATCGAGAGAGACTACCACAGGATACTACTGAGGCTATGACCAAAGGGACTATCATACACAATGCCAGAGAGGATTACTTCAACGTCTACGACTTGAAGAAGGCAGAGAGTATGGAGACACTAGAGGAATTGATAGCATACAACTACAGTCTCTATCCGATAGATGACTACACAGATGTCTACTATTCGATGGCATGTTTCGATGCTAATCGTTTGATGGATGCTAAGGATGAAGGTAGCACAGATGATTTCCTACCAGTCCTAAATGAAGTGAAGTTGGATGCTGAGTTTCTAGTTAGGGCTAATGCCTTTGACCACGTTGAGTTAAGAAGAAACTATCTGGTTCACCTGCAAGGTATAATTGACAGGTTGTATTTCAGCGAGGGTGGCTACATACCCATGGAGTTGAAGACAGGTGCATGGGGCAAACACAAGGCTACAGGTATGAGAAAGGAAATGGCATTCTACAAGTTGTTATTCGATGAATCAACTGATGCCCACCTTAGAGAGAATGGTATCGACCCACAATATGAGATGACCCATTGGGGTTGGTACTTTCCTGTAGCGAACCACATTCAAGTGGAGAAGGTGAAGAAGATTAGCGAGAGTGCTATGTTGAAGGGCATTGCCAACTTGTTACATGCTTACGAGAACAATGACTTTGAAGGTAAGTACAACGAAAGGTCTTGTGCTAGTTGCAGTTATTTCAGCATATGTCCTACTGCTAGTATGGCGGGATGGGTATGAGCGAGGAAGTTATACAATGTGTCCTTTGTAAGAAGGACATAGAACATAGAACACATCAAGGTGTAGTTTATTGGACATCTGGAAACAATGCTCAACCTGTTGCTGATGGTAGATGTTGTGATGCATGTGACTGTTTGATAGTGATACCTTACAGAATGGCAAGTCTGTTCGGAGATGAGAAGTTTGAGACATCTCTACGGTCTGTGATAGAGTTTGGTAAGTTTGAGTTAGAGCAACGGCTTGCAAGATATGAGGCGATGAATCATGGGGAAGAATAGACACGCAGTTGAATGTACGGTTTGCCATGAGAACCTGTGCTATTATGGTGCTACAGTATGTTCCGAATGTGAGGATTGGGGAACATTGGAAGGAGAATATGAAGAATATTTGAGGAATAAAAATGAGAATAGAAATGAAGAAGAATGAATTTAATGAAATGTTAGATAGAGTAGAGATGAGAGGAAAGTATTACGATGGTGAGTCTGCGAAGAATGGCGTACTATCCAACTACGTTCACATCGAAGTGGTGAATGGTCAGACAATACTAACCAATGGTGACAACACTACTGCTTGTATTATTAAAGATAGTATATTGCAAGAGGATGGTGATTCGCTAGACGGAACGTGTGTGTTGGATATCACCAAGTTGGGTAAGTATCTGAGTCCCTTTGAGGATGATGTCACCATGTCGGTTGATGGCTTTGTGACTCTAGACGATGGTAACAGTAAGGCTAAGTTACCTGTTGTCGTAGAGCATCCGGCAATCACTATGGTAAATCTAGTTAGGGAGAGGTTTGATGCAATCCTTTCAGAAGAAGACTACCCCACGTTTGGTAAGACCAAGTACGACAACATGGTGAAGATACCAACCACGGAGTTGCTCAATGCGGTGAAGGGTTGTGATGTCACTAACTTGGCTAGATACAAGTTTGTCTTTGATGGTGAGTCCTTGACCCTATCAAGTCAACGTAGTACAACAGACGGATTTACTGCTGACATACTCGTTGCGGAGTCAAGTGGTGATGGTGCATCTGTTGAGTTTACTGGTAACATTACCAAGTTTCTGGGAAGCGACAACTATGTGACTCTTTATTTGCGAGATGACTCTCCGGTTATCATAACTACTGCTAACTCTCTGTTGGTCAAAGCACCTTACTTGAGGCGATAAAATGATTATTGATACTACGACAAAGGGAATACTGCTTAGATGGAGAGATGAATACAAGAAGGTTCAGACGAAGGAAGTATCCTTCGATGAATTCAAGCCTAGGTTCTACATCAAGGATAGTGAGATTGAGATGAATGAGTGCAAGGGTAGAGATGCCTATGGTAGTTTCACATTGAAGCCATCATACGAGAAGACTGATTTCGTCAATCTTGACGGTGATAGACTAAAGCAAGTTTCTTGGTCACCACCAAAACCACACTATGCTAAGTTGATGAGAAACTGGTTTGACAGAAACAACATTGACACATACGAAGGAGATGTTGCACATCATCACAGGTATGCTATAGAGAACCCGGATTTCTTTCCAGAGTATGAAATGAGAAAGTTGTATTGGGATATGGAATGGATGCAAGGTGGAGAACATGATGGCGCGATTACTTGTATTGCTACATACGACAGTTATGACAATTGGTACAAGACATATGTTTGGTATCCAGATGGTAGAGATACAGATGGGTTAGGACAAGGTGTGAAGTTTTATTCTTCTGAGAAGAAGATGCTACAGGCTTTCCTTAGCGATATCATCTTCCATGACCCAGACATGCTTATCTCTTGGTTCGGTTGGAAGTTCGACCTGCCTAAGTTGATTGAGAGGCTCATCCATAACAAGTTAGATGCTCAACTGCTTTCTCCTTGTGATGAAGTTAGTGGAGTGTATTGGGATAAGAAGACAAAGCAAGTCGCTATGGATAAGAAAAAGGTGAACAGTTACTCACCTACATACCAACCAATCAAGGGTAGGATATGTGTTGCTCTAGATGCGGCGTTTGAAAGACAATGGTTGGATTCTCAGAGAGGAACATTGCCTTCAATGGCACTTGACTACATAGGTGAAACCGTTCTTGGAAAGAAGAAACTAGTGAGTAATAGGTTTCCAGATAAGAACGAATTCTTTGCTAGGGCTTGGTTGGAGGATTCAGATGTCTATCTGGAGTATGCTAGGATAGACGTAGAATTACTAGTTGAACTAGATACTACCAACCACATCACGGAAGCAATACTATCTCTTCAGAGACTTCTGAAAGCACCGTATGATGCATGTCATCATGCGACTAAGATGGCAGGAATTTACTTCATGCGTAATGCTTCTTGGAAGGCTCCTACAGGCAAGAAAGGAGAGTCTAGGTCATATGATGGGGCAATGGTGTATGACCCGCTTAGTGAAGGCACAAATGGGCTTCATTTTGGTGTAGCCGCATTTGACTTCGCGGGTCTGTATCCAAGCATGATGATTGCAAGAAACATTTCGTGGGAGACAAAATCGAGAGTACCAACTGAGTTTGCAGTAAACATCAGCACTCCCAAGGATTTCAGCGAATCAACTCACACGAATATGAGATACTTCAAGACGGATGACTTAGGACTTCTGCCACGTTCTCTTTTGGGGTTGAAGAAGTTGAGGAACGAGTACAAGGTGAACATGAAGAATGCATCTGACAAATCCGAGTACGTTATGTGGAACAACAACCAACTAGCGGTCAAGAGATTGATGGCTTCGTTCTATGGGATTGTTGGATTCCAAGGATACGGTTGGTGTGATATCGAATTAGCAGAGGCAATTACTGCTAGTGCTAGGGAAGCGATTAGAGAAGCGGCCTACCAAGCGAGGCGATACGAATGAGTCAAACTTGGAAGTCCTACTTCAAAGCGAAGAAAGCATGGAGGAAGCGACATGGGAGAGGTGGCTAGATGTGCGGTATGTCATGTAGAGTCCGAAGGTTGTATGACGGAACATGGTTTCGTATGCAAAGCATGTATCGGACATTGGCTACATGACTATCTGAGAATGGTGAATCCATTCCCACATTTAGATGAAAAGAAGATTATGAAAATAAAAAAGGAATTGATAAAATGGAAAGAAGAGCGAGAAGCGTAGCACACGTAGAATATGAAATATTAGATTGGGTAGGAAGAAGAGCATGGTTAGATGGCCTAATGGCCGAGATGGTTCCGAAAGGAGACAAGATTGCTGAGAAGCGTTTCCGAACAGGAGCCACTAACATTAGCGGTTATCTTAGAAACATGATGGAAAGAAGGCAACACAAGTTACCTAAAGACCATGATAATTACAAGGAGAGAGAATAATGGATGGCGAATGGGGAAAATGTGTTGAATGTAGAAAAGATGTATTCTTTACTAGAACAGGAACAATGTGTAGAACATGTTTCTTTGAGTTATGGGAAGGAAAGCCCATTGTAGAATTTGGAGATGAATAATAATGAAGGTAGTTTATGGACACACAGATTCCATCTATGTAGATTGTGAATCTGTTGAGAAAGGTAAGGAAGCAGTAGAGCATATAAACAAGGAAGTACAGAAGTTGTTCCCAAACATTCTAGGTTTGGATGAGCATCCCGTACAGTTAGAGTTTGAGAAGTATTTCAAAACTCTAGGTGTAGGTGTGACAAAGAACAGAAACGCAGGTTTGATTACTTGGAAAGATGGAGAGTTCCTTGAAGAAGACGAGTTCTCAATGACTGGTTTTACTGCCAAGAGACAGTCTATCACTAAACTAGGTAAGGAGACACAAACACAAGTCTTGAACATGTGGGTCAATGCATGTAGTGAAGAAGAGGTGACTGATTACCTACATGGGCTTTACAATGCAGTATTGCAAGGTAAGATTCCTGTTAGCGATGTTCTAACAAGAACGAGATACAAAGAATCTAGGTTCAAGGTAATCTGTAACAACTGTAGAAAGAACGGTTGGAAGAGCAACTTTACCCTTCATGAGTTGATGGAAAGAAAGCAGATGGGAAGAGAGTGTTGTGATAAACCAGATTATGTCACATCAGAAGGAAAGCGACCTACCATCGGTTCTGGTATAGAGGGTGTATTGTATCACGATACTATATCGGATACACCTATTACAGATTCATATCTGTACTTTAGGATTGACCCACACTCTCCCGCCACATACACACATCCGTTCTCTGGTAGGTCAACAAGACCATCCTACTTCTCCTTCATAACCGAGAAGGAACTATCGGAGTCATGGCACGAACCAGATTGGAGACATTATGCAGAGTCGGTTCTAAAGAAAGCCACACCAATCTATCATGCAATGGAATGGGACTTACAGGCAATTAAGAAAGATAGAAATCAAAGTGCCTTGGGGGAATGGTTAGTTTGAATGGCATAGTCACCGTAAAATGTGAGACATGTAATGAGTTCATAATGATGGGAAATAGATGGTGTAGAAAATGCATAGAGGAACAAATAAGAGAGGAAGAATGAATGAATGGAGATGAATTGGAATACTGGAGTCAAGACCGTTTTGCTAGAATGGCCTTGTTCAGAACGATAGCCGCAGGAGTAAACATACTCTTGTCGCTATTACTAATAGCAAAAATATGGGGAGTGATATAGTGAGAGATAGAATAGAAGAAATGCTACAAGAAAAACAATGGACTTTTGCAGAGATGCAGGATATGTCTGCTTTGGTTGATATGTTCGCTGAAAGGATATACACAGATATGTCTGCCAAGGAGAAATTAGATTTCGTCTGGCAGGACATAGGTGAGGACTTTCAGAGAATCCTCATTACCAGATTAAAGGAAGACGTAGCGATAGAAGTCAAAGAATTACTAATGAATGCAAATATTAATTTTAATGGAGATGATAAGAATGAGATACCCAAGGGAAGTTTGGGCCGGAAGTCACATCAAAGGCTCAAGGCAAATACCAAGAAAACTAGTGAAGAGTAGAGAAGAATATCTGAAATGGTTGAACATGAACAATGGCAGAATGAACTGCTACATGACCGTGTATGAGTTTGAGAGGTTCACGGACAATACCAAGATAGATAGTTCTGCGATTCTAGACAAGATGTTTCTGGATTTTGATGCTCACGGTGAACCATTGGAGAATGCCCACAGAGATTTCCGTGGAGTATGTAAGAAGTTTCAAGATGAGGGTATTAAGTTCAGACCATTCTTTTCTGGCAAAGGTTTTCACATCATCGCTTATGGTAAGAGAGCAGATGATATCAGAAGCATTCAAGCGTATTATACCAAGTTGGCTAAGGATTATCCTACGTTAGACAGGACAGGCATTCAGACCACCAGACTTCGTAGGATACCAAACACACTCAACCTAAGTAGTGACGGATACTATTGTATTCCACTAGATATGGATAAGACGGCAAGTCTCGATACTATCATTGAGATGGCAAAGAAACAAGTACAGGAGGACTTCGTGTATGGTGGCAAACTGATTGATTGGCCGAAGGTCAAACCAGTTAGTGTATCGGATACTGAGATTGAGATGCCAGACAAACTGGCAAGCCTACCTATCCTACCATGCTTGCAAAACGCCATTACAGTTGAGAATCCTAGCCACTATGCTAGGGTATATCTCATTCAATGGTATAGAGATTTATTGAGTATAGGTGAGAGGCACATCGGGCTACCACAACAGGAGAAGATAGTAAGTATGATTATGGATGAATTGGAGACAATAGCAGAGAAGCCGGGTATCTGGCTTGATTGGAATCGTGGTCTAAGTGAGAAGTATGTTAGGGGAATCGTGCAGAAGGGGTATCATGCTCCGGGTTGCGAGTCTGTTCTAATACCACAAGGATATTGTATTGGCAGGTGTTGGAGGTATCCTGATGAGTAGCATTCGGTTCAAGGATAACAGATGCCCATGTAACAGATGGGGTAAACTACCATCACCTCCCAATGTGAAGAAGAGAATTTGCTTAGACTGTAAAAAGATACAGACATTGACAGATTACTCTAAGGTAGATAGACATGGGAGGAAAAGAAATGCGGGGAGTTAAGTGTCCAATATGCAAAGGTAGGATGTTTGCTACCGAATATTCCTTTAGAAATGCCGCAAGGATACAGAAGGCAATAATGAAATGCGATACATGTAATCATAGGGAGGTTTTCAAATGAACAAACTCATCATCGACAGTAGGGAAAATTCTGTTCTAACCGAACAAGTAGAAGAAAAAGCAAGGAAGATGAACATACCCTTTGAGAAGGAATGGATTGAGTTTGGAGACTATACCTTCAACAACGTCTGCTTTGAGGCGAAGTCATCCTTCGACTTCCTACAGTCGGTGCAGAACAAGAGACTGTGGAAGCAACTCGATAATATGGATAGAGCCTTTGACAACAACCTTGTGATAGTACACGGTTCATTTGACAAAGCATTCAGACAACATCTTGCACATGTCAAGTCTGATATCAATCCAAAAGTCCTACGCACCTTGACTTGGAAAAAGTTCTATGGTGCATTAGGCAGAATAATACTAGATACCGATTGTAGTGTAGTATGGGTCAAGGACTCATTGACTGCCGCAGAGGTGATTTGTACGGTATGTAAGATGCAACCAATCACCAGAGAAGTATACACTCCTAGAATTGTAAAGAGAATAACCACCACCGATTTGAGGGTGGATGTTCTGACTACAATCAAAGGAATTAGTCTGAATAAGGCTAAACTCATGTTAGACAAATTTGGTTCTATCATGGAAATAGGAGAAGCAACAATTTCAGAATTGTGCGAAATAGAAGGCGTAGGCCAAACTCTAGCAGAGAGAGTAATAAACACTCTGAACAAAGAAACAAAAATGGAGATATAAATATGAATGAAAAAGAAATAGCAAGAGAAGCAAGAGAGGCTCACGTTGAACGTGAGTATTGGGAGTCTTTGTCAAAAGAAGTCCCGAAGGCGAAGCAACGGAAGTTACCTAGCCTAGTTGAGCAGTATGTCAATTCTGCATCAGAGGTGTCTTATTACAACGAGATACCTGCGGCATTGTCATACTTTGTTTTACTAGGTCAGATATGTAAGGACATGGCCGCAATACCACATGGAAGAAGGACAGATGATACCAGAATCCAATTGATATGGATGCAGACATCTGGTACTGGAAAGTCCGAATTGTACAACTTCTTCGGCCCTGTATCCAACTATGTGTTTGAGGTTCTCAATGCGAACCACGGAACCAACTTCGATATCATGGATGTCGAAGACACAACTGATGCAGGTTTGATTGGAACGATAACAGAAGAAAGAGAAACGTTGACTGACGATGAAGGTAATGCTACTGTAGTGGATGTTCCCGTACAAGTGTACGGTGCATTGGAAGGTAGTGGATTAGTCGCATATGACGAGTTTGAGTATTCTGGTGTCTTCAAGAGTTCACAACACAAGGAAAACGTTGTGATGTACATGAACAAGTTCATGAATTCGCTTCATGGGAATAATCACCTTATCAAGAAGAAGTTGGCTAAGGGCCATGTTCTAATTTGTGATTGTCAGAGAAGCATCTTCGCAACTACCTACATCCCAACTAACATGACTAGGGTTATTGCAGAGACTGGTTTAATGCAGAGGTCGGTACTCTTCATCAGGGAGATACCAATAGAACTACAGAACGAACTACGTGCAAAAGTAGCAGACTCATATGGTACAGTTGCAGATAGCGCACAACCCATCAATCAGTTTGGAGATGCGATAGTAAAGGTGTATGAATGTCTGAAAGAACACTTTGAAGAAAACGGAAAGGATAGAACGAAGACAATGAGATTCGCTCCTAACTTTAGAGATTCAATCAAGGCCGAGACAAAGAAGTTTGAGAATTATGTTCAGTCAAGTAGGCCATCGGTGTTGTCATTGGCTAACAACTTTATCACTAGGATGCAAGGAAGCATGGCGAGGATGGCAGTATTGTGTGCTATCACAGAAGCCCCTACCATCAGAACCAAGAAGAACAGATACTATGTCACAGACAAGCACGTTCAACAGTCTTCTAGATTGATACGAGCATGTTACAAGTCTCTCATATCGTGGTTGGATACTTCACTTAGACAGGAGAGAATATCTGGTCAAGACAAATTAGGAATCAAAGTATTCAAGGCAGAATATGAAAACCTAAAAACCGTAGCAGATAGTGAAGGGAGAGTGAACAAGCAACAGTTATTGGAGAATGTCCGTAAATCAACAGGTAAAGGACAGGCTACGATATACCGAAACTACAAAGAATTGGCTAAGACTGGAGTATTCAACGAGGCCAAGAAGGGAAGGTCGGTTTACACAAAGATTGTCGAAAAGGAGGTTAAAGAATGAAGAAGCAATATGAAAACATGTATCTTGTTTTCCAAGTTGCAGAAGGCCCGAAGATAATCATCGAGTCTTTGAATACTTATGGACAGGAAGGTTGGGAAGTAAAGACCATGATAAGCGTAGCAGGTGACAAACTTGTTGCGTTCATGGCTAGGGAATCTGTAATAGAAGACCCAGACCCCGCTAAATCTGCTAAAAAGAAATTGGATTCTATCTGGTCTGCTGACACAGAGGAATCATGATGTCTGTACTAGCAATTGATTTGGAAACCAAAAACTACGCCCATGAGATAGGTGGGTGGGGTAATACCCACATGTTCCGAGTCTCTACTGTATGTACTTACGATGGAGACAAAGGAACCATCTACATAGACAAGGCATTGGATGACTTGAAACTCCCCAATACGATTGTAAAGTCTATGTCTGAGTTGAAGTTTGACTTGGATGACCACTTTGAGAAGGGAGGTAAACTACTAGGACACAACATAGTAGGGTTTGACCTACCAGTATTGAAGAATGCGATGGACATCTATTGTATCAAGAAGTATATGGATGCGGAAGCATACATCGACACTAGCCACATACTACAAAAGGAATTCAAAGAGAGGTATTCCTTGAATAATCTAGTCCATCATACGCTAGGTGCGGAGAAACTGATGAAGAGCGAAGATGCTCCTAAAGTCTGGAAAGCGGGTGGTTACGCAGAGGTAGCAGAATATTGCCTCATGGATTGCGAGTTAGTCTACAAATTGTGGGAACATGGACAGAACAATAAAGTAGTCAAGGGCTTCTCATTAGACCAAGAGGAAGTCCTCGACCTAGGAGTTGATTGGTAATGGCAACGACATTTGAGTGGATTCTAGGGATATTTTTCATCATGGGGATGTCCCTACTTTTCTTTGCTACCTTTGGTAGTTCCAAATATGATGAGAAGACAATAGACGAGTATATGACCAGATTGGAAAATCAGATTCTTGAAGAGCAGAGGTCTGGTCGTGTCCCTCCGCAGTAAGTGCAAGTTCTGCGAAAAAAGAACAATCCCAAGAAGAATCAAAGGCCATGTAGTTGGCTCTTTAGAAAAAATCCTAATCTGGGAATGTAAAGAATGTAAAGCCCTTTGGCGGGAAGAGTAATCTTCCGGCCATTGGGCCAACTTTTTTTTTGGCTTCCAAACACTTTTTTTTACTTTCTATATGAAAAAGTAGTTTTCTATATGAAAAGGTAGTTTTCTATATAGAAGCCGATTCTAATAACTGAAGAACTACGGAGAAACTTCAGTATTTGCGAAACATCAAATCCGAGAGTATATGAAGTTCCGAAAACCAAATCTCAATGTGTAGTAAGGTAGATTGTGTAGATTTTAACGACAATATTTATGGTGTAATTTTTACACCGCGCTTTCATGGATGTCGGGAGGTTTACCAGATGGCTAATGAAAAGGATAGGCATGATATTAGATTAGAAAAATTAATGGAAAAACATCCAGATTGGGATTGGGAATATTGGAAAGCGCAGGTAAGATAAACTATGGAATACTCACCCTTTCTTCCCGTCTATATCCTAATGGGCTTCTTTCTTTTTTGCGCTTCGTTTCTTCTGGTAAATGAATTCAAAGAAATAGCCAAATATTTTAGGAGTGAAGAACCATGATTGAAATTCTGGACATGAGTTTCTTACATGACTTGTCTTTTGAAATACCTCTGAGTTTCTACACTCCTTTCATGATTGTGTTTGCAAGTGGTCTAATTTCGTGGTTGGGCAGGTTGGATTACCTCGCCATGGAGTGGGCCAAAAATCGTTCTCTCTAGGGTGGGTTATAAGGGTCATCTAGAAAACTAATTTACAATGGGGTTGCATTTTGGATTTACCGTTGAAGAAAGTAAGATTGAATCGCTTTCGATGGTGGGATTGCGAGTTAATTTAGCCAAGATGGTATTGTTGGTAGGTTTGCCATTGCCTCAAATGGGTCATCGTAGTCACTTGGCAAATCTAGAAGTGCCTGTCTGTATGTAGCCAACTCATTTTGTTGTTCTTCTGTTAGAGTATTGTAAACTAATACACCTTGATAGATGTCTACTTTCTTCAAGCGCATGGCTCTCCTTGCTCTAAGGTCTTCCCAAGCAAAACTAATATGACCGTTCTCATCATACTCTGGATGCCCCGGCCCTACATCGTAATGCACTGTCACATTGCTTGGTGCTTCTTCTTCTTCTACTCCATGTTCAACTATGTAATCACCTCGTACCTAACCATATTGCAAACAATATCAAATAAACTGTAAAAATTTCTGCACCCATTATACTCACCTAAGCATTATCAATACTAAACCAAACATCCACTATGTAATCACCCATATCAACTGCACCCGAATTTCTTCTTACCGCTAATGTATCACCTGCATTGTAGGAGGTACTGAGTCCTGTGGTCACTAGTGAATGATGAGTTGCGTTGGAGTTCTCAGAGTTGTGTCTTGTGAATTGGCTGGCGTTATAGGAAACATCGAGTAGGGTTCCTGTCCCTGCATTTCCATTTGCGAATATTCTCAGCACTTGAGCAGTAGTACCGGAAAGAACAACACCGTTGGTTCTAATGACAACTGCTCTTATCGTAATATCTCTAGGTACGGAATAGACTGGCGAACCTGCCTCGTCATCATCGAATGTCATTCTTTTGAGGCCATGACCATCCCCATTGGAAGTTCCATAGTCATTCTTGCCCCAAGTCACCTTATGCCAAAGATTCCAACCGTTCGCGTTGGATACTGCTTCGATTCCCCCGACATTGTTTATCTTGAGTCTCTGAGAGCCATTCGTCATCAATGCTAGAGTGTGATTGGTCGAAGTTCCAAATACACCAGTTGATGCTTGTGCCTGTGTCTTAATTCCCGCACCGCTTGCTCTTTCGACAAATAACTCTCCATTACCACCATCTATCCCTTCTAGATGTAATAGATGGTCAGGAGCAGTACCCGCATCTCCAACTCCTATCCGTTGTGTGTTCGCATTGATGTAGAAAAAATCTGCCGTAGCGTCTGAATTATAGCAGAAGTCTATGTCATCAAGTTGAGAGTTTATCTCAATTTGCCTAGCACCAGACCTCCATCTCATGTATTCTT